CAGGTATTAGCAGTTAGTTGGGTAAATGGTAGATTGGTTGCCGCTCGAAATAAATCACACCTTAAAAATAAAGGTAAAGATGCGATGAGTGTTCAGGATGTAATCAGTAAATTTGCAGGAAGAGGTTCAGTATCAGATGCATTTAGTTTCGCAATAAAAGATTTAGAATCTGCAATTAAAGGATTATCCGAAGCGAGTAAAAAGAAGATATTCAAAGATGGTAAATGTTTTATGAATTGTGAAATCATTTATCCAGAAAATACAAATGTAATTCCATACGGACAATCTCTTTTAGTATTTCATGGAACTATGGAGTATAATGATGAGGGGAATGCAATTGGAGAAAATCCTGAAGCTGGGGCACAATTGGCTGCTATGGTAAAAAAGGTAAATGCGGATGTTCAATCTAAATTTAAATTACAAGGGCCTCCTATACAAAAATTACCAGTAAATAAAGACTTAAAAGCAAAACAGTCTCTTTTCTTATCTAAAATTCAAACACTTCAAAACGAATTTGGATTAACTGAAAAAAATGGAGTAGCAGATTATCATCAGGCGTGGTGGTTAAATTTTGTGAATAAAAATACAAAAGGTTTAGATGAACAACAAAAAATTGGATTGGTAAAAAGATGGGCTTTTGGAGATAAAGGATTCCGAATCAAAGATATTAAAGATGAAAAGAATAGAGAGTGGGCTGAAAAAATAGAAAAGCAAGACCAACAAAAAATAACAAAAGAAAATCTTCTTAAATTTGAAACTATATTCTTAGGAGTTGGAGCAGAGGTTTTATCATTTATGACTTCGGTGCTGACGGTAAATCCAGATGCAGCTAAACAACAAATGGTAGGAAGATTAGAAACCGCAATAAACTCAATTAGAGCTACTGGTGATGCTAAAAATTTAGATAAATTAGAAGTAGAATTAGCAAGGATTGAAGCATTAGGTGGATTCGATAAGATTGTACCAAACGAAGGTATTGTATTCAATTATAAAGGAAACACATTTAAATTGACTGGAGCATTTGCACCTCTAAATCAAATTTTAGGAATATTCACATTTAGTAGATAATGGAATTATATAAATCAAAGTTGAGTTTTGATAGTATTAAGTTATTAGATGAAATAAATCTTTATTATGATACGTCATCGGTTTCAAACGATAATCTAAAAATGGAAAGTTATAATACTGATTTAAGTAAATTTAGTAAATTAAATTATTTTAACGAAAAGGTTTTATCAATATTTGATGGGATTGAATTTGATAATATCTTTCTTTTCTTCGCTCAACCATCTGGAGGATTATTTTGGCACAAAGATGGGGGAAATCATTATCGAAGATTTATAATGCCAGTAGTTTCTAATGAAAAATGTATAAATCATTTTAAATTAAATGATAATGAATATCAAATGAGGTTCACCGATGGAGTGGTTCATTGGTTTGATTCACAGGCTATTGAACATAATGTGGTGAATACCGGAGATACAACCAGAGTTGCATTTTTATTTGATGTGGTCTATGATGAGAGTAAATTTAAAAATATTTTAGAAAATAGTTTCGATAAACATATAGTTTTCGATTGATTGTTTTTAAATAAAATATTTATATAAGAATTTATTAAGATGCCACAACTTTTTGACAAAATTATTTTAGGAGAATGTATTATAGTATCCAAAGAAATTGGAGATAAGTATATCCTCGCTAAAAATAGAGATAGAGCATATAACCCTCAATTAGAAGTTGTACACACTATTATAGATGGTGTTGAAGTAGTTTATCTACATGATATAGTGACGGATTGGAGTGAAGGGATGAATGAATATGGTATAGGTATTGTTAATACAGCTCTAATGGTTGGATATGATGAAGAGGAAAAGAAGATAGTAAAGAAAAAAGGAAAACCATCAAAAGATGGGGCTAAGATAAGAAAAGCATTGGGTTCTCAAAATCTTAAAGAGGCTATAAGATATGCTGTTCAATACGAAGGTGGTATTAAGGGACATACATTTGTAAGTTCACCAAAAACAACTGTTTCAATTGAAACAACTTCAAAACATAATCCAAAAATTAATTTAGTAAATAGAGAGCATCCAATGGTTAGAACAAATCATGGGCATTATTATACTGATGCGGGATACACCGATGGGCCTGATTATAAGAGTTCAATTGTAAGAAAGATAAGTGCTGAGAAACAAATGGATAAAGCAGATGATTGGAATCTAATTGCTCCATTAATGAGAACGAATTTTTACAAAGACGATTCTCCATTGAATATGAAAAGAGATACTAAGAAGATGAGTACTTCATCTCAATTAGTATTAAATCTCACAGATAAAATCTTTCAATTATCTTACTTTGAAAATAAAGTTGAATCATTTGAAGGAGTAAAAGTAAATTTACCGGAAGGATATACTCCAAAAATTAAGATAGAGGTTAAAAAGATATCTTAATCACAATTTTTTCAATATATATACATATATAAAGGTTATGGCAAAAAAAGAATTTAAAAAAGATTTAATGCATAAAACCCGCCGAGAATTGGTGGATTATGTATTCAGAGGGGAAGAACCATCAAAATCTTTTGGATATGAAAAATCCAATCCTCACATTAAAAGAAAAGTAGGAGAAAAGTGGGAAGATGATACATACCAATATGAACAAAAAGAAGGGTATGTTTTAAAGACAGGTAAAAACCACGAAGTATTCCAATCAATCAGAGAATTTTTAAGAGAAAAAGAAAATTGCTCAAATCCATCTTGTCAAAAACAGAAGTATGGAGCTAATGATAAAATTCTTATTAGAGAATCTGGATATTGTATTGATTGTAATTTGGAGATGGATTCCGAAGCAAAAAAACTAAATGTTTTTGATGAATATAAAAATTTTAGAATTTTCGGAAGAGCTATTTCTCAGGCAAAAGAAGTAAAACAACAAATTGAAGATGGTATTAAAGAATTAAAACCGTTTTATGAACAAGTATTAGAAGATGGTAGAATTGAAGTATGGCATCTACCAAAACCTATGGAAGAGATGAAGGCTGATATGGAGCTAGAGATACAAAATATAGAAAAAGGATTAGCAGAATTGGAAGAAGATATAGTTATGTATGAGGCTAAATTAAAAGATTTAGACAATCCAATTCTAAATAGATTATTTAATGCAAGATAAGGGATTATCATTAAAGGATGTAATCAGAGAAGAATACAAAAAATGTGCCGCGGATCCGGTATATTTTATGAGAAAATATTGTAAGATTCAGCATCCTACAAAAGGAAAGCTGCGTTTTGAACTTTTTCCATATCAAGAAAAAACTTTACATCAATTTAAAGACCATCGATATAACATTGTATTAAAATCCCGTCAAACTGGTATTTCCACATTAACCGCCGGTTATTCTTTGTGGAAAATGATATTCAATCAGGATTATAATGTGCTAGTTATTGCTATTAAGCAGGAGGTTGCTAAAAACTTAGTAACAAAGGTAAGGGTTATGTATGATAACTTACCCAGTTGGTTAAAGGTTGCAACGCAAGAAGATAATAAATTATCACTTCGTTTAGTTAATGGTTCACAAGTAAAGGCAATCCCATCTTCACCAGATGCAGGTCGTTCTGAAGCCTTATCACTTTTGGTAATAGATGAAGCGGCATTCGTACCAGACATAAATGAGATTTGGGCATCTGCAACTCCTGCCCTATCAACGGGTGGTAGTTGTATAGCACTTTCTACTCCTAATGGAGTGGGTAACTGGTTTCACCAACAATGGGTAGGAGCAGAAGAGCAAACAAATGAATTTAATCCAATCTATTTGCATTGGACTGTTCATCCAGAAAGAGATCAAAGATGGAGAGATGAACAATCAAAAGTATTGGGAGAAAAGTTGGCATCACAGGAGTGTGATTGTGACTTTATTTCATCTGGTGATACTGTTATTGCACCTGAATTATTAATGTGGTATAAAGAAACCTTTGTTAAAGACCCAATTGAAAAAAGTGGATTCGATGGAAACTATTGGAAATGGGAATATCCTGATTACCAAAAATCATATATGGTTGTAGCGGACGTGGCGAGAGGAGATGGTTCGGATTATTCTGCATTTCATGTTTTTGATGTGGTAAATAATGTGCAAGTAGCGGAGTATAGAGGTAAAATGGAAACCAAAGATTATGGTAATTTTTTGGTGGCAGTTGGAACTGAATGGAATAATGCACTTTTAGTAATAGAAAATGCGAATATTGGTTGGGCAGTAATCCAACAAGTGATTGATAGAAATTATCAGAACCTTTATTATCAAACTCAAGATTACAAATACATTGATATTGAAAAACAATATACTAATAAATTTAATGCTGAAGAAAGAAGACAGGTAGCAGGATTTACAACATCTGCAAAAACTCGTCCTCTGATTATATCTAAATTAGATGAGTATTTTCGCAATAAAGAAGTAATAGTTCAATCGTTGAGATTAATTGATGAGTTATTTACTTTTATTTGGTACACAAATAGGGCTGAGGCTATGAGAGGTTATAATGATGACTTGGTTATGGCATTCTCAATTGGATTATGGGTTAGGGATACCGCTTTAAGATTAAGACAAGAAAGAATGGATTTAGCAAAGGTTGCAATAAATTCCATTTCTACAACAGGATTTTCTATGGGTTCAGCAAATGAAAGAATGAGAGCTAATCCGTATGAAATGAATATTGGTGATGGAAATGAAGATATAAGGTGGTTACTCTAATATTTATATGTATGAAAATCTTAGTAGAAAATATTGAAACAATAAATGAAGGGTTAAGATACCATCAGAATGTGGGAACACCTATTCACGAATCAATTTATAGATATGGATCCTCTAAATATTTTGAAATGTTTAAGAGTGCAAGAGAGCTTTATAAAGAAAATAAATTAGCTTTGGAAAATGCTCAAGATAAGTGGTTTGTAACTGAAACTGATTTGGGTGAAAAAGGAATTTTTGAAGGTAAAGAAGTTTGGTTAGATTTTCCTATTTTAGAAGCTGAGCATAATGGAGAAGAGGTTGAATTGAATAAACCTAAGAAAGGTGGGCCTAAAAAATTCTATGTTTATGTAAAAGATGGGGATAGTGTTAAAAAGGTAACATGGGGGGACACAACTGGTTTAAAAGTTAAAATCAATAACTTAGAAGCGAGTAAGGCTTTTGCATCTAGACACAATTGTGATACTGAAAAGGATAAAACATCTGCCAGATGGTGGGCGTGTAATCTTCCTAAGTACGCAAAGCAATTAGGATTATCCGAACCTGCTTATAGATATTGGTAAAAATAGTTGGAAAATTGAATAATTATTCATAAATTCGGTATGGATGAAAAGTATTTGGATGTTTATATAAACGATACTAAGAGATATAGGTTATTTAAAGGAGATGTTGATGAGAGGGAATTATTGTGGCATCAGGATGAGTGGGATAGGAAAATTTTGGTTTTAGGCGGAAAGGATTGGAAAATTCAATTAGATGATGAGTTACCAATTGATTTAATAGAAGGTAAACAAATTGAAATAAAAAATCATAAGTTTCATAGAGTTATTAAAGGAAAAGGTAATTTGATTATCAGAATTATAGAAAATAAATAAAATGGCAGAACAAAATAATAATTCGTTTTTCGAAAGAATGAGAAAATTATTCTCTACTAATGTAATTGTTAGAAGAGAAGATGGGAAAACGAAAGTTGTAGATACCGAAGGTAGTCAAGCGTTATCTAATTTAAAAACTATTAAGGATAGATTTTATAAATTGCAAACTGGATATCAGTATAATGCTTTACAAACACAACTCTCTTATCAGACAATCAGAAGAGAGTTATTTTTGGATTATGATGCAATGGATCAAGACCCAATTATTGCATCCGCATTAGATATTTACGCTGATGAATCTACAACCAAAAACGAATTTGGAGATGTATTAACAATTAAAACTTCTAACCAAAATGTCAAAGAGGTTTTACATAACCTTTTCTATGATATAATGAACATAGAATTTAACCTTTGGCCGTGGATTAGAAACTTAGCAAAATATGGAGACCAATTTTTAGTATTGGAGATTGTTGAAGGAGAAGGTGTTGTCAATGTATTCCCTCAATCAGTATATCACACGCAAAGAACTGAAAACCCACATGACCCATCTAGAATTAATAGA